TAATACATTACCTAGACTAACTAAAACAATAACATTTACTTGTGCTGAATGCGGTGAAGAAGAAACAATAACGGTGGAGGGGCTCCAGGGTTTTTTCGCCTAGGGCTCAGTCATGATAGTCTTGCAAATTTATATCATGTAAACTTTGCATTAATGCAACATCACAAATACTCATTGACTGAGCTGGAAAATATGATACCATTTGAGAGAGACATTTATCTAAATATGCTTATCCAGTGGTTAGACAAAGAAAAAGAAAGAATAGAAAAAGGCAAAAATGGTTGATATAAACGAAAGGACAGGATTACCTAATGTAGCTACTGCAAGTGCTCTTGCTGGAGACGGCATGGGTATAAAAGATATACTTGTAGATAACGGTTTAGAACTACAGCGTATAACTGATATCCTTACGACTCAACTTACTTCAATTGCTCAAAGTATGGATACTCTAGTAAATGCTACTATTTCAGCTAATGAAAATGCTGAGTTTGCTGCTGCAGAAGCAGCTGCAGAAGCTAGAAGACAAGGCAATATAGGGGCAGGTGAAGCAGAAGAAACTGTAACTGATGATGTTACAGATGTAGATAAACCAAAAGCTAATATTGGATCAGCTATACGTTTAGGTTTAATTGGATTAGCATTAGGTATTCAAGATGCATTTGAAGGTGTTGATGTATCTGAAGCTCTTGGTGTAGAAAAACTTACTGGATTTGTTGCTGGCTTTTTTGGTGGCAGTCTTGAAGGTGGTTTCTTAAGTGGTTTAATAGGAGCAGTAAAAGGAGCAGCTCTCGGTGCAGCTATTGGTATGGCATTTGGACCAGTTGGTGCGATTGCTGGAGCTTTGATAGGTGGAGCATTATTTGCTATTACAGGATTTCTTGGCACACAAAAAATGGCTGACTTTTTTGATCCTATAATAGTTGCATTTAAACGTACACTTGGTTTATCTGTTTCTACAACGGAAGAAGAACTTGCTATAGCAAAAGAAATGGCTGACGAAGCTAAAGTAGCTGTTGATCAAATTTCTGATAATCTTACAGCAACAGAAGAAGCAATTGCAGATGCAATTAATGCTGGAGCTCCTCAGGAAGAAATATTAGCGTTAAGAATGAAAGCTATTGAGTTAAGAGAACAACAAAAAGTAGCTCAAGAAAAATATAATGAAGAGCTTATGAATCAAATGCAAATGGATCGTGATAAAGAAAAAAATGCTTATAATGAATCTAGAAATATGGCTCAAAGAAATCAATTACAAATTAGTCAATTGAATATGGAAAAACAACAATTAGAAAATAGAGCTCGTTATTTAGATAAAGAGTCTGCAGAGTATAAAGATATTCAGGATAGACTTGCTGTTAATGCAGCTGCATTAGAACAAGCACATAATGATAGAGTAGTATTACAAGGTGACCTTGCACAAAAAGAAGCTGAGTTATTAGAGCAAGATAGAGAGTTAGTTAGAATAGCAAGAGAGGCTGGAACTAGGGCCCCTCTTAGAGCAGAACTTAACGTTGCATTTAGTAACGCTACTGAAAGTATTTCAAATGCTTGGACTAATACTGCAGATAGTATTACTGAATGGTGGGATAATGTTGACCTCTGGCCTGACGAAACATTTAATAATGTAGTGAATAATATAAACGACGCATGGGACAGCTTAGCCAAAAAAATATACAATTCTGAAACAGGTGAATTGTTTGGAATAAACTTTGGTGCTATTTTTGATAGTATACCTTCTATAGATGATATTATGGCCAAAATAAAAGTATCAATAGCTAAAACTAGAATAGGAAGTTTTATTTACGGCAATCCACAAGACTTAATTGAAGAAGCAGAAAGTAATTTAGCAGCGGCATCAGATGCTCTTGGTGCTGTACCTGCTGACCAACAAGCAGGTTCTGATGAAGCAGCAGAGTTAGAAAAAGCAAAAGTACAATTAGAAGCATTAAAGAAAGCTGTAGCAGAAGATAATGGAATGAATACAGGTACTATTCCTGATTCACTTTCTAATTTAAACAGCATGGATCCATTAATGAAAGATTTTGGTCAAGAAGGAACTTTAGCTGTATTACATAATGAAGAAGCAGTAATACCAGCTGATAGTGCTGTGGCTAATTATCTTGACAATCTACTAAACACTCCAAGTTCAGGTACTTCTACCCCGGGTAGAGCTCCTATAAATGTAAGAAATAATAATCCATTAAATATTAGACCCCCAGCTGGAGAACAATTTCAAGGTACAACTGGTCAATCCGGAGGCTTTGCTACATTTGCATCTCCTGAAATGGGTTTTAGAGCATCAGCTAAACTATTAGAAACTTATCAATCAAAATATAATTTAGATACAATTTACAAAATTATTAGTAGATGGGCTCCTGCTGGTGATAATAATGATCCAAAAGCTTATGCTGAAGCAGTAGCATCAAAATTAGGTATTGGTATAGATGATCCAATAGACTTAAGTGAAGATCCAGAACTTACTCAAAGACTTATTGCAGCTATGGCTGAACATGAAGGTGGTCAGAGTATGAGTCAAATGGGTTTCAATAATGAACAAATTGCTGCTGGATTAGCAATGGCTACTGGAGAAGAACAAGTACCAGTAAACTTAGCTCAATCAACTATATCTGGTGAACAACAAAATGCTCTTACTAGTGCACCACCAGAACAACCAGCATCACAAGGCGGCATGTTTGGTGCTTTAACATCAGCATTTAGTGCCTTAAGTGGATTAGATAATTTAACAGGTAGTCTAGAGGGTGGTTTAAATCAATTAGGTGCTATGGACTCTAATATGAACATTGATGGAAATATACTCGGCTCTGTATCTTCAGATGTTAATAAAGAAAGACAGGGCGGTGGTCAAGTAATGATAGGTGATGCATCTACAAAGAATGTAAACACAGTTACAAACAATACAACAAATTCAAGAACTATAAACGCCAACATAGACGCCAGAAATGGTAATACTGACGTCTCTAGATATAACGTATATGTTACTGTTTAATTAGTTGGTATTTCTGTTTTACCTACAGCTTTAGTTTTAATAATTACTTCTAAATTAGAATCAGCTGGTACAGTTCCGCTAAAGTTCAAATTAGAAGAAGCACAAGCAGCTAATGCTACTGTAGTAATGACAGCGAAAATGATATTCTTCATTTTAGTCACTCCATAATTGTATTAATAAAAAGAGGGTCCCTGAGGACCCTCTTGTCTTGAAAGTATTTATAAAATACTATTCGTCGTTTGCTAACTTTTCAAAAAATGACATATCACTATCATCATCTGAAGCTAGATTAGGTTCAGGAGCCGATTTAATAGGAGTAGGTTCTACATCTTCTACTGTAGTACCAGATTGTACCGTTCCATCTAGACCTAATACTCTATTGAGTTTAGCTTTTAATTCATCATAAGATTTAAACTGTTCTGGAGCAACTAACTCAGACAAAGAATGTTGAGATTTCCAGATCTTTTCTAACTCTTCATCATTATCTAGAAGAGTAGTAGATGTATCAAACTCAGATTTATCATAGTTACGATAACCTTCTACTTGACGAATTTTTAATTTAAAGTTTGCACCTTCCCAGAAGTCGAAAGGATTAACAGGCTTTTCATCTTCAAATTGAGGATTCATAGCCTCGTTTAGTTTATCAAAAATCTTTTTACCAAATTTAAAAAGAAATACTTTACCTTCATTTTCAGGTCTAGTAGGATCTTTAACAATATAGATATTTGAATAGTAATTCAATCTACGTTTTTGTTTACGAACAAGATCTTTATTAGATTCAATACCAGAGTTCCATAACATAGAGTTATGTTCCGATACAGGATCTTTTTTATTGATAGTAGTTAAAGAGTTTTCAATATACCAACCACCAGGTCCTTGAAATCCATGATTAAACATTCTTACCCAAGGAAGGTCTTCACCTTCTGGAGCAGGAAGAAAACGGATAACAGCATAGCCATTACCTGCTTTATCTACATCAGGCTTCCAAAGATTATCATCAGTACCTTGACGGTCACCGCCTGGACTATTGATTTTATTGGTTTCGGAAATTAATGCCTCGAGCGAGGACTTTCTTGAACTTTTAAGTTCAGCAAAACTAGTCATATGTTTCTCCTTATATGCGTTATATTGCGTTGTATACGATTTATCCACTTACTCATAATAAAAAAGTATTTAGCTGTAAAATACATCTTTCATTATCTTCCTATAAGTTTTATATTCTACTTGAAGGAAAGGTTTATAGTTAAGGGTTAAGTCCCTAACACTATTATACATTATATCATCTTTTAGGTCTAAAGTCCACTGTTTTGTGAAATTTAATATCCCATCGAAGATAGTAAAAGTTTCGAGAGATACATGCTTACCAAGATACCAACGAAGTAAATCAGGATGATTTCCTTCCAAAACCACAAACATCTCATCAAACGATATGTCTTTTTTTTCCAATTCATCTTTTATTTTTTCGCACTCGTTTTTAAAATTATACTTTAAACTTTCTATATGTTTTCGCCACTCTAAATATTTTTTTTCGCTTTCTGATCCAACAAGTGAGCCACTCCAACTGCTATTATCGTCAAGAAAATTTGCAACAAAAAAGTAAACAAGTTCAGAAGAACTATATCGACGCTCAAGCTTAGCAAACCAGAACTTGTCACGTCTTTTAAGAAAGCTATCATCAGATACTTTTATTTTACCATTATATTTAAAATAATCATAGTCAGTGTTAAAGTGATTACGTATTGCAAGATACGTTTTATATGCATTTATACCTTCATAAACATTACTTATCACGATTATAATACTTCCACAATTTTACATAATATAAAAAACATTTAGGATAGTTTATAGGACTTGGCAGATCTACACCTCTTCTATCCCAGTAATCTAAAAATTCTTGTACTTCTTCAAGTTCTTTATTGCTTGGGATATATGTAACCACTTTTACCTTCTTTTTAATAATACTATTAACTAACTTAGCTCCAGTTTCTATTTCTACACCTTTTTGTTCGCAATACCAAACTACAGCATCTAAGTAAGTAATTCTTTTTTCTTTCACAACACCCTCAATAATAGCTGAGAATGTTTGTGTGTTCATTATTTCAATTTCTGCGTTCAATATCGCTCTCCTGACATTCGGTTCCATACTGTACTTCTAAAACGTGACACGGTTCATTAAATGGATTACTTGCCTGATGCCACACCAAAGGTTCAATAATATATGTACTATGTTCTTTTAATACAACATTATCAACATTATTATTCCATTCAGTTTTCATTGATAAGGAACCTTCTAGTATGTACCAATATTCTGAACGATTAAAATGTTTTTGATCTGATAAACTACACCCTGGATTAATTACTAACTCTTTTACTTTAATACCTTTATTAGGTTGTTTATCATCTAATACTCTCCAGTAACCCCAATCTCTTTCTGTTTTCTGAGTCTTCCAGTTATCTAATATCCAACTAGATGAGTTTCTTTTATTTTCTCCACCTACACCAAATGCAAAATCAACCCATGGATAATCACCATAAGTTTTATACTCTGGTATATTTTCTTTTGTTCTATCTCCACCGTTTGCAAATATTACTTTAGTACCTGTATGATGTGTAGACAATACTTTAAATATAGCAGCGGTTGCATCATCTCTACTATCATCAAAACTTATTACACTATCTACTATTTTCAATTCTTTAATAATAGATAATCTATCTTCCCAAGACATAAATGGTCGACCTTTCTTTCTAGTCAACCATTCATCTGAATTTAAACCAACTATTAATTTACTACCAAGCTTTTTTGCTTCTCTAAAATAATCTAAATGACCAGCATGGAGGGGATCAAATCCTCCAGTGACTAAAACTACTCTCATTGATTACTGCCTATAAAATATATGTTGCCCAATTCTACCTACCAAAGTAAATTTATAAGCCCAAGCTGGTTTAACATAAGTTGCATGATAATGAGTAGAGCCTTCTGAAAGCCCTACCCAGTTATTATTATAATACATATCTGCTGCTAAGTCAAGCGCTAATTGCCAACTATCATTACTACTAGGGTTTGGAATTTTATCTGACTTACCATCACAGTACCAACTAAACTGACATTGGTTACGTATCATATTACCTCTTGAATCTTGTTTACCTTGATATACAACTCCACAAGCAGTATCAGGATAATTCAAAGAGTTCATTCTATTAAATACAACATCAGTAACTGCAAGTTTTCCTGCAAGGTTATCTGATCTTGCCTCAAAGTAAATGTTTTGAGCTATGCAATGTATTTCTTCTTGTTCTACATATTCAATTATATCACGAATAATATCTGGATTTTTATATGGTTCACGGGGAAATAATGTATTATCAGAAGCTTGAGAACTTACACCTAAACCTAAAATAAAACTTATACTTATTAATAGTTTTTTCATAACAAATACTTTCCATTATTTATATACTATAATAATATATGATAGTTTGCGGCAAAAGGCAACTAAAAATTAATCTACATCATTGAGTGGATTATCTAAAGCTGTTTGTATTTTTTCTTCTAACTCTTCTTTGTTGGATCGGATATCAGCATCCATTTCTCTAAAACGTTTTTGCATTTCTTTTTCCATTTCATAAACATCATTACGTATTTCTCTTTGAGTTTCAGCTGTTCTATTATCTACATCTCTAGCTAAGTTAACTGCATTAGTAATATCACCTTGTAAGTTTTCTTTTATCACATCAGTAAGTTCAGTTAACCTTACTATCTCTTGTTCAATTGTTTCTGGTTCTAACGCAGATAATTTTTCTTCTGCATCTAATAAACGACTGTATAACTCAAAGCCTCCCCAAAGGCCACCTATGAGAGTACCTACTAAAGGTAATACTAATAGTAACTTACTACCACCTATTTTTAATCCGTTATATTCTATCTCTGCCATTTTATTTCTCCCCATATTGTGACAAAATAATCTTTTTTAATTTTTGTTCAGTACTACCAGCCATTCTATAGAAAGCTCCTTTATTATCATTTATTACTGCTGTAGTATATAATTGTTTAGATTGATACCATCTTTGCTGATCGTTAATTTGATTCATATCTGTATAAGCATTAAAACCTGCTTTATAACCTATAACTGCTACAGCGATTGTTTGATCATCAAAACCACCAGAGTCTTGATTAGCTTCAAACTGTGCTGCTAATTGTTCTTGTGCAGCTTGATCACCTATTTTTTCAGCCAGATTTTCAACTGCTCTTGTTGTTCTTTTTTCTGATACTGAAGGTGGTGCTACATCAAAACTACTAAAATCGGGAGCTTCGTTACTTAAAAACTGTCCTATACTTTGACCTGATGAGAATGCTTCATCAAATCTATTTTCAAACTCTACACTACTACTACCAAAAGAATCTCCTGATTCAAATGTAAACTCTTGTTGTGTATTTTGCTCTTGTTGTTCAGCAACTTGAAATGCATTTATTTGTGGTCCAGCATCTACAACTTCTACTTGTACTTCTACTTGTACTTGACCGGTTGATTGTTCTTGTTGATCTTGAGTAAAAGTATCTCCAGAACTTTGAGCAATACTACTACCTGATGAGCCTTGAGAACTAGACGAAGTATTATTTTGTGTAGATGAGTTACCCTGTGAACTAGCTTCACCAGATCCGACTTGTATTTGTTGACTCACTACACTAGCAGCTGAGCCTAATTCTTTTTTTAATCTAGCTACAACCATAGAAGATCTACTTGGCTTACTATCCTTTTTTGTTTCAGATACTTCAGCGGGAGTTATTTCTTCTATAGTTTCATCTAAAGCCTCTTCTTCTTCAGTTAATTCTTCTTCAAATATCTCTTCTGTTTCTTCATTAAGTAAACTATCTAATTCATCTTCACTGATAAGTTCTTCAAAAATTTCATCCTCTAATACATCCACATCTATCTCTTCTATAAACTCTTCAAACACCTCTTCGGTTATTTCTTCAAACTCTTCTACAACCTCATCTTCTAATTCTTCGTTTTCTTCAGGCTCCCATTCTTCTTCTCTAAATATTTCTACACCTACTTGTTCTTCTAAAATAAAAACTTCTGTATTATCTAATTGAGCTAATAAGTCATCCTCTGGTAAAAGTACTTCTGTAGCTTGCCAATCTATCATACCTTCATCTGTAAACTCTACATCTTCACCGTACCAATCATCAACCTGTTCTTGTCCAAACTCTTCTACATCTATTTCATACCAATCTTGATCAGTAAAATCTTCCCAACCATCACCGAACTGATCAGTCATTTCTTCTTCATACATTTCCTCATCTAAGTAAACAACTTCGTATATTTCTTCAGTATAGTAATCATATTCTTCATAACCATACTGATCAGCTTCACTTTCATATCCTAATGATTGTGATTCAAAGTCTTCATCATAACCAAACATATCCAATTCTTCTTCTGTAAAACCAGTACTAGTAGTAAACATATCATCTTCTGTTGTAGTTAATGATTCTTGATAAGCAAGTTCTTCCCAATATCCATCACACTGAGAATCATATAATGGATCCATATTACATTGTAATTGAAAAAATGCAGCTGTATACCCTGTACAATTTTCACTGTACAATGGATCTAATCCACATTGCTGAGTTTCATAAGCTGTACTATAACCCGGACATTGATCGTTATATAATGGATCTAATCCACATTGTTGGTCAAAATATGCTTGAGCATATCCAGAACATTGAGTATCATACAAAGGATCTATTGCACATTGTTGTTCTAATGTAAGACTCTCACTATACAACGAACCACCGTTTTCTATATCAGGTCCGCCATATCCTGCTAGGAAAGCGTCGAATGTGTTGTAAC